AATAAATGAGCACCATAGGAGTGTTACCAGCATCTGGTAAAGCAGCCAGAATTGGTGGCATACCAAAATTTTGCTTACCAATATCTGATGAAAGATCTTTATTGCAATGGCATGTTGAACAAATGCTAGAGGTTTGTGATGAAGTAAGAGTTTCCACAAGGGCAGAGTGGGTTCCTATTATTCAAAACATGGACATGAATATTAAATTGATTGTTCGTGAGCCATCAACTATGTCAGATGCAGTAAAGTTTATGATTGGGGACTATAACGATACGGTTTTAGTTGGAATGCCAGATACATATATACATGCATGTCAAAAAAATATATATAAGGAAATGATGTCCTCACCAGGAGATCTTGTTCTTGGAACATGGGATTGCAGTGAAGATCTAAAGGGAAGGGTGGGTCAAGTATTGTTATCTGGAGATAAAGTTCTTTCCTCTATGGACAAGACTTTTTCTTGTGAATATCCTCAGATGTGGGGTACTATGCTATTCCGTAAAAATTTGATAAGATACATAGACCCTAGCTTGGAGCACCCAGGAAAACAAATACAAGAGTGGCTTGATATGAATTTAGATGTTAGGGCGGTAAGGCCAGGTGGAAAGTATATGGATATAGGAACACTAAAAGGTCTTAAACAATTATATAAGGAGATGGAATAATGGGATTTACATCATATCCAAATAAAGAAAACGGTTACCAAATGTGGGTAACAGACTTACAGTTAATGGCAACAGACGCTCCTTCAGGACATAAGATAATTGTAGAGTGTCTTGAGATAGCAGAAATGCTAATTAATAAAAATATATCGTACGGAGACTCAGCATTAAGTCCTATTCGAATATTTTCTCAGGCGGACAATCAAGAGCAGATTAAAATCCGTATTGATGATAAGATAAATAGAATTAAAAATGGTTCTGGCTTTGCAGGAGACAATGATATTGACGATATGATTGGTTATTTAATCTTACTTAAAATTGCTAAGAAACTTGCTATTTCAGTCGACTAGAAGTATAATTACATAATGACTACAGAGAATAGACCATGGGGTTATTACAAAATTCTTAATGAATCTCATAACCATAAGACAAAATATATCTATGTTGAATCTGGGCAAAGATTATCCTATCAAAAACATGAAAAAAGACATGAGCATTGGTTTATAGTTTCTGGTAATCCGTATGTAACAATAAACGGAGTAAGTAGAATTATGTCGCCAGGACATTCAGTCGATATAAAAGCTGGAGATCTTCATAGAATAGAATCTCAACATAGCCCTGTAGAGTTTATAGAAGTTCAAACAGGTACCTATTTTGGCGAAGATGATATTCAAAGAATAGAGGATGATTACAATCGAAATTGAATTAGCAGATCATTATGATCGTATGAATAAAGTTGTTGAGGAACTTCTTAAAGGTAGCACTCCAACACAAATTGCTACGATAACTGGATTTAAAAGAGGCGAAGTTGTAGAGCTAATAGATGAATGGAAGTCTGTAATTCATAATGATACATCTTCCAGAGAACGTGCTAAGGAGGCAATCTCTGGTGCAGACCAACACTATGCAATGCTTATCAAAGAGGCATGGAAGACGGTTGAAGACGCAGATCAATCTGGCCAGCTAAATGTTAAGGCCACTGCTTTAAAATTAATTTCAGACATTGAAACAAAAAGAATTGGTATGTTGCAGCAGGTTGGTTTATTAGACAACGCCGAGCTTGCAACACAAATTGCTGACACAGAAAGAAAGCAAGACATTCTGGTTAAGATATTAAAAGAAGTTACTTCTACCTGCCCTAAGTGTAAGATGGAGGTAGCTAAGAGATTATCTCAAATCACAGGAATTGTTGAATCTGTTGTGATTGAGGATGCAGATGTCGTTTGATTTTTCAGATTTAATTGACATACTAGATGGCGAAGAGTTTGATGAAAAGCCAGTAGATCTTAAAACTTTTGTTAACAGCCCAGAATATTTAGGTCTACCACCATTATCAGAATTTCAATATACTTTAATTGAAAAAAGTTCTCAAATTTATAAAGAGGCAACCCTTATCAAATTGTTTGGCGAAGATGAGGGAAGGGTTATAGCTAAGCAAACGGCTAATGAAGTTGTTGCACAATTAGGTAAAGGTTCTGGCAAAGATTACTGCTCTACAATTGCTGTTGCATATATTGTATATTTACTATTATGTTTAAAAGATCCTGCAACTTATTATGGAAAGCCACCTGGAGATTCAATTGATATTATTAACATTGCCATTAACTCTCAGCAGGCTAACAATGTTTTCTTCAAAGGATTTAAAACAAGAATTGACAGGTCACCATGGTTTGCTGGTAGATATAATGCAAAAGCATCAGAGATACAGTTTGATAAAGCAATTACGGTTCACTCAGGCCACTCAGAAAGAGAAGCTTGGGAAGGGTACAATGTTATTGTCGTAATCCTTGACGAAATTTCAGGATTTAGTATTGAAAATACAACTGGTCATGAGCAGGCTAAAACTGGCAGTGCAATCTATGATATGTACAGGGCTTCTGTGGATTCACGTTTCCCAGACTTTGGCAAAGTTATTCTTCTTTCGTTTCCAAGATATAAAAACGATTACATTCAGCAAAGATACGATGCTGTTGTTGCAGAGAAAGAAACTATTGTAAGAACTCACAAGTTTAAAATGTATGAAGACATTCCCGACGGAACAGATGGAAATGAATTTGAAATTCAATGGGAAGAAGATAATATTATTTCCTACAAGATTCCAAAGGTTTATGCTTTAAAGAGACCAACTTGGGAAATTAACCCAGTAAGAACAATTGATGATTTTAAAACAGCTTTTTACACAAATCCCACCGACGCCTTGTCAAGATTCGCTTGTATGCCACCAGAATCCATTGACGCATTCTTTAAATCAAGAGAGAAAATTGAAAAAGCATTTAGTATTGGAGCACAGGCAGTTGATACATTTGGAAGACTTGAAGAGTGGTTTACTCCAGATCCAGATAAAGTTTATTTTATTCACGTAGACTTAGCTCAAAAGCATGACCATTGTGCAGTTGCAATGTCCCATGTTCAAAAATGGGTTAACGTAAAGGTTACAGATACTTACTCTCAGCCAGCGCCTATCATTGAGGTTGACGCTGTCAGATACTGGACACCAACAAAAGATAAGTCTGTTGACTTTACTGAAGTTAAAGACTATATTCTTTCTTTGAGATCCAGGGGCTTTAACATAAAGGTATGCACGTTTGACCGCTGGAATTCTCATGACATGATGCAGCAGCTAAAACAGTACGGGGTAAATACCGAGGTGCTATCTGTTGCAAAAAAACATTACGACGACATGGCAATGATTGTTGCAGAGGAAAGAGTTGTAGGCCCACACATACCGCTTCTAATTGATGAATTGTTGCAGCTAAAAATAATGAGAGATAGAGTTGATCACCCTAGAAAAGGATCTAAAGACTTAGCAGATGCTGTTTGTGGATCTATATATAATGCAATAAGCAGAACAAAGTTTTCCAATAATGAAGAAATAAATATACATACTTATGAGTCTATGAGTTACGAGCAAGATTTTAAAAGAGAAGATGGCGAAATTGTTCTTAATATGATTAGAGCACCAAGGATGCCGAATGATTTGGCGGAAGCAATAGAGGGGATGACAATACTATGAGCATATATCAAGAGAAAGCCAAGGAGTGTAAGTGCTGTGGCAAGCATGTACCGCTACCAACAGTTTTAAAAGAATACAATGAGGTAATGCTATGCCCCACTACATTTGCCAATGTAATTGAGTATAAAAGGCTGTGGAAGTCCCTTGGGTCTAGGCCATCTGGAAACATAAGAAAGCATTTTTCTGATTATGTACAGCAGATAGTAGAAAGCACTATAGACAAAAATGAAGATGGTACGCTATAATATGAATATGAATTCAGAAGATGGAGACATTCTAGACTATTATCTACAAATTGGAGCCATTGAGGTGGCGGGAATTGAAGATGATGGAGAATTTATATTTGGAATTACAGAGAAAGCAAAAGAGTTAGCGCCAGAATTATGGGAAGCACATCAAGAGCATGTAGATAATTCTTTAATGGAACTATATGATATGGGTCTTATGAATGTAACATATGACGAAAACTTGAACCCTACATTTGAACTAACTGAAGAAGGAAAAAAAGTTTCAAAGCAATTCGGACTTATCCAAATGGATGATCCAGATGTACCAAACAACTAGGAGAACAATATGCCTTGGCAAATTAAACAAAATGCAGCAGGATGCAGCGGATACGCTGTAATTAAAGAAGATACTGGTGAGCTAGTAGGATGTCACTCTGGAAGAACTGCAGCAGAAGCACAGATGAGAGCTCTATATGCATCTGAATCAGATTCTAAAAAGATGGATCAAGACAAGAAGCGTATTTTTTAATTAGATTTACCTTCGTAGCTCAGCGGAAAAGAGCGAGACTCTTCTAAGGTCTGCGTCGCAGGTTCGATTCCTGCCGAGGGTGCATTGCGGATGTTGCATATTGGTAGTGCCTCTGCCTTCCAAGCAGAAGGGGTGAGTTCGATTCTCATCGTCCGCTCAAAAAAATGATATAATAGTATTAGGTCGCTCAATTGAGGGCCTATAAAATAAATTATTCGCTTGAAGGAGGAATAACATGGTTAACACATTCTCATTGGATCTTTTTAAGGATCCATTTTTTATTGGCTGGGATCGCCATTTTCAAGATCTCGAAAAAGTAATGCACAATTCAACAAGCTATCCACCATATAATTTGGTTGAGGTTAGTGAAGATACTTATATGATTGAGCTAGCATTAGCTGGGTTCAAAAAAGAAGATATTGTAATTGAGCAGGAAAAAAATATTCTAACAATTAAGGGATCTTCGCAAGAAGATTCATCTAAATATATTCACAAGGGAATCGGAGCAAGGTCGTTTACTAGAACCTTTTCTTTATCTGAATATATGGATGTAACTGGAGTTGTAATGGAAAATGGTGTACTTAGGGTACTTGTAATTAGAAATGTACCTGAAGAAGCAAAGCCAAAGACATTTGATATTCTTGATTCTTTTACACCAGAGGAAAAGGTATTTGCCCCGTCCTTACGTAAAAAGAAGAAAGAAATAGTATAATATAAATCTGCACCCCGTCACTGGGGAGTCGCAGACGACGGGTCGCTACCCGTAGGATGGACCTGAGTATGTCTATAAACTGCTCATTTTTTAAGGAGATAAAATGTTTGAGTACTATGTAAAGAAAGTAACTAAGGTTGTGGACGGAGATACAATAGACGTTGACATAGATCTTGGATTTGATATCTCATTTACTTCAAGAGTAAGGTTGGCTGGAATTGATACACCAGAAAGTCGCACATCAGATAAGATGGAAAAAACATTGGGTCTTGAGTCTAAAGCATATTTAAAGAATGCAATTGATTCAGCAAAGACTGTTGTTATTAAAACAGAAAAGATGAACTCATCTGAAAAGTTTGGTCGCATTTTAGGATGGGTATTTTTGGACGGATCAGATAAATCTATTAATCATAAAATGATTGAAGACGGGTATGCGTGGGGATATATGGGAGAGACTAAGATCAAAGATTTTGATGCCTTAGCAAAAGCGAGAAAAAAGAGCGGGAAGTAATGCCAGTATACGAATATCGTTGTATTGATGATGAAGAACATCCAATCATTGAAATAACAAGAGGCATTATGGATACTGAATCTATTTATAAATGTGATGTTTGTGAATCAGTAATGACACGACATTTCACGCCATTTGGAATTCAATTTAAAGGATCTGGGTTTTACAAGACAGATAATCCTAAATGATTTAATGCTATAATTAACTAAATAGACAAAATAAGTTTGTTTAGGAGTTATAGTTGACTGGGACAAAAGCATGGAGATTATCATTAGCCGCCATTTTAATGTTTGGATGGGTATTTCTTACTCCTGCCCACGGAGATGACCCACTAAGTATTGCCGCTCAAGAAATAGAAGAGCTTAATAGCAAAGTAAGCAATTTAGTTTATCAAGATGATTTTATAGATCTTATAGACATAGCAGAAAATAAATTTACA